CGCTCTTCCCAGAATTTCTTTTCTTCGGGCGTCTTAGCAAGTTCCAATCTTATTTTACATGTTTCTAATGTCATCTTAAATCACCTTAAACCTGTGTGTCAGTAATTATGTAAGCACTATTTGGATTTTCTAGTACACATTTACCGACTGTCCAAACACGGAATTTCTTACCTACTCCTGGCTCTGTTATAACTGCAGATTTCATTGGAGTAAATTCTTTCCATACCGCTGTAACATTTGGCTTAAACATTACAACGTAATCAGTTGTACAATTATTTGAAACAACAACTCTACAGCCTAGTAGTCCCATGACTTCGCCTGTCTTAACTGCTTGGCTTGAAAATCCTGGAATACTTGAACCTTTGACATTAATTAAATATTGTACTAGGTTCTTGTAGTCGTCTGAGTGCATTGCTAACACTGCTCCTTCTGGGTCATATCTGTAATTTCGTAAACTATTCTTGGCTGTCAGTATATCAGCAATAGGGTCTCCTGTAGCTACATCGTCCCAGCCGTCTGCTGTTGCTGCTCCGCTAGGAACTGAGCCTCCGTCTCCTGGCACAGATGTTACGGTGTCAGATATAACTTTATAGATGTGCGTATCTACCTGATTAGCCACTGCGTCTGTAATATCTTTGATATTACCAGCCCAAACATCTATGTTTGCCTCTCTTAAATCTTCATCAGAAAACCAAGGAGTTTCCAAAGCAAACTTCTCACAATATCCCGTATGCTTTGTCCAGCTAGATTCTGCTACTTCTGGAATAGCCAAAGGCGAAGTTACTACTCTAGATGAAGTTAAGTCTGAGGTGTTTGTCGTATCTAAGTATCCGCTAGCTTTAGAATAATAAACAAACTTAGTGGAAGATACTTTCCGTCGCCTAACGTACTTCATAAAGATTAAAGGCTCTTGAGAAAAGCCTGTAACCATACGTTGTACATCTTCACTTCTCAAATCTATTTGTCCTACTGTATCTGCCATTATGCAATCACCTTCCCGATTAGAGCTAGAAATGTATCACTTGCTCCAGCTGTTTCTAAAGCAAATCCGCAGATCTCTTTTGCTCCTTGAGCTCCTGCTTCGTCTGCTGTTGCGACTAAATTTGCTCCGTTTATTTTCAATGCGTCTCCTGCTGTAACTCCTGCGCCTGAGTCTTTGACTCTGTATATTCCGCCAAGACTTACTGCAATTTGGTCTCCGTCATTAGCTTCGTGTTCCCGTGCTGCTACGCCGATAAAAGCATCTCCGTCGGCTGATGTAGCTGCTACGGTATTTGGGTCTGATATTTTTAAAGCAGTTCCTTTTTCTATCCCTGTACCTGAATCACAGGTAAAAGATACTATTGGTCCAATCTGCTTTATAAGCGTCCATTCGTTTGCCATAATAATTTAATCTAAACATTCTTAGCTTTTAAACTTTTCTGAAAATTCTCTTTTTCCTTTAAAATTTCCTGCTCAATATATGCTAATGCTACCCTGTCAATTTCAAGATTTATTTCAACTTGTTCAATTCTGGACTTAATACTATCTCGAAATTGAGTTAATAGGTTTTCTCTGTGGTTTCCTACTTCCAGACCTATATTATTTGTATCCTTTTCCTTAACGATTGAAATCACCCCTTAAAGCTTTTTCTGCAAATTCCTTGTCGCTTAGCTCTTTTGGCTTAGCTGGTGGTTGTCCTGCTTCTGACTTTCCACCTAAGATAGTTGCTGCTCTCAGTTTCTCAAGCCTGTCGTTTTCTATTTTAAGCTGTCCTAATTGCTCTCTTAATAGTTGAGCTGCTTCTCTTGCTTGGTCTATAATGGACATATTCGGCTTTTCTTCTTCCACTGTTGCAGTTGTTTTTTTGTTATCTTCTTCCTTAGGTTTCTCAACCTCAATTTTTGGTTTAGTTTCTTCTTGAGTTTCCATGATTATAAAGCGTGATTACTCACGCTTGTAGAGCTAAGTCATGAACAGGGGAAAGGAATTATTTTGTTTTGATGTAGTCTAACATATTGTTAATGGCTTGTGTGTTTTGTTTAAGTGTTTTTTCAAAGCGAATGATTAAGTAGAGTGTTATGAATATAGGGAAGCCAACTTCCTTTATGCACTGAATTATATAGTTTAATACTTCTACTTCCAATTTGCTAACTCCTGCTTTTGTTCTTTAGTTAATCTGTTTAGTGGAACTCCATATAAGACCAAAGCTAAATCTTCATCGTTTGCAGTTCCGCCTTTAAATCGTTCCATAGCTGCTGCTCTGTCTTTGTTTAATGAAGTATATTCTGAAGCTTTACCTAGTAAGCCCCATGTTAGAGTACTAGGTTCTTCTCTTTGTTTTGGTTCTTCTGTTGCTGCTCCTCGCTGTGCTGTCTCTAAAGCTCTTTGTGCTGCATAGTTTATAGTACCGCCTCCGCCACCTGTTCCACCATAAGCTTGTTGATTTAATCTGCGTTGAACATCTTTCTGAAATGCCTCATATAATCTACTTGCTTCTGTGTTCCAGTGTTGAGTTATCCATGTTTGAAATTCTGTGTCGTTTATAAGGCGATTGTATCCGCCCTCAGTTCCCCACGCTTGTTGTATAAGAGTTATATATTCTTTGTTTTTCTGAGAAAGTTCTCTTTTTTGTTTTTCATATGATTCAGACACTATCTCAGCTTTTTCAATAAATGCCTTTCTGCCTGTTTCGTAGTTCTTTACTACTGCAATTATTCCCCAACTAGGGTCTAGCATAGCGTCCATACTATCATTAATTACTTGCTGAAGTGCTTCTGCTGTTTCATAATCGCCCCGTTTCATAGCGTCATCTATTGCAAAGCCTAGCTGTTGAGGAACATCTTTAGCCGGGTCTTGTGCGTATGCCCCAGCTTTAAACCAACCGTAAGCTCCTGCTACTATAGCGATTATTCCCATTAAAATTTTTTGTGGAGTTACATATCCAGACGTTACTTGAGTTAAAGCCTTGCCCATAAATGTTCTGCGTCCAATTCCACCTGTAGGTCCCCATGCATATTCTTTAGGGAATATTTTATCTACTCCTCTTTTAAGCAGAGAGTCTCCTGCTCTCATAAAATCAGTAAATGTTCCTTTAAGTTCTAATGGTAAATTTTCCACTGCTCCAATACTTATTAAATCTAAAATAGGATTACCTGTACTAGGTGGTGTGAAATATCCGTTTTCAATAGGAACTAAATTTCTTGCAAATCCAGTAATTCCTTTACGATTTTCTTTCTCTCTTAAAATTTCTTGTGCTTCTTCAGTTAACACAGGATTACCATATTCATCAGTAACTCCAGGCTCAAAGCCGTACATTGGTGATACTATATGAGTACCCCAAATATTAGATAATTTGCCTTTAACTTTATCAAAAAAAGATGTGTCTTGCCTCTGTGGTGCTGGCATGGTTGGAGTTGTTGGAGCTACGTTAATGGTTTGGTTTGCTGGTAGAGTTGCCGCTGGAGTTACGTTTGTTAATGTACTTCGTGGCAAACTAGCTGACGGAGTTACGTTTGTTAATGTACTTTGTGGTAAGTTTGGCTGGTATGGTCTATAGTTTGGATTGGTGTACGGATTATTAACTAGTCCTGGACTAGGAGATGTTATAGGTTTAGGTTTAGGTTTCTTTCTAAACCAATCAATCAAAGCCACGTATTTGACCTCCTTGTTCAAAGCTAGGTTTTAAAGTGCTAGGTTTGTTAAGCTGTTGCTGTTGGCTTCCGTCTTTACGCATATCTGACAGCAAGTTATTTTGTAATGACGCTGGGAATTGTAATTCTATTTCTAAATCTAACTGCAACAAAATCATATCTTCTATGTATTTCTGACTTTCGCTAACTGTCTGTTCCCAAGCTAAATATTCAACCTGAACTGCTGTCTGAGTTATTTCTGTGCTTCCACCCAATACAACTCTCGGAACTCCAACAGCTTCATAGAAATAATTTGCTAACTGCTGTATCCAAGCTTTTGGGTCTAATGATGAATTTTGAGGAACAGTAGCTAGTTCAGTTTCCACATTTCCCTTAGGGACAAATATATCTTCGCCTTGATATTTTGCTTCAGATACTTTCTGTTTAAAGGAAGCTATTTGTTTAGTATCGTCTGTGTCTAAATGCCAAAGCCTTACAGGATAAAGATTTCTGTGCAAGAGCTTACGATAATCTGCTATTGCTTCGTTTCTTGCATCAATAAGATCTCTTACTGCTTCGATAATACTAACGCCATGAATTTCATCAGCTACTCTATTCCGTGATAAATGGAATATATCCTCAGGACCCCATTTAGCAATAGTGCTTTTTTCTTTGCTGTTCTTGTCATATTGCTCATATCGAATAATTACACCTTTCTTGTTGCAGACAATTCTCATAGTTGCAGGGTCTAACGGTTTTAAGTTAATTATACGTTTTCCGTCTCGGATAACTTCGGCGAATGAATCGCCGTAAATGTAATAACAACGAATCATATTCTCTAGGATTGTATTAAATGAATCTTTACCGTGTCCAACAATGTTTAATAAAACTAATTCCGTAAATGGTTCAGCAATGTAACCTTTTCCTACTGTCCATCTAGCGATAGTATCAACAGCTAATTTAAGTTCAGGTATGGTTTTGTAGTAGCCAAGATATTCATCTGCTTTCTCAATTTCATAAGTGAAAGTGTCGCTTGTAGGAGCGTCTGTTTTCTTGCTTTCTACTTGCCAATCTTGAAACTCATCATCGTTTTTTCCTACTGCTGTTTGGTCTATGTCTGTGTAACTCATTCTTCCCACCCGATTATCGTTCCGCTGTGATATTGTGCCTCAGTATATATTGAACTTTCAAACACTAACGGCGTTGTAAATGAATAAGAAATAGATTGCTTATCAAGAATACTACCAGTCACTAATTTAGTTGTTCCCCCGTCTTTAATTGTAAATGATCTAGTTGCACCGCTATCGTTTTTTATCATGATATAAGTTACATATACCTTTTTACCTGGAGTTACAGTCAACCTAGTGCCTGATTGCTTATCAATCCATGTTACGTTTTTAACTTCTGAGCCGTCTTGTTGCCAACGTTCCTTTAAAACTTCATCTCCTGCCGTGTTTAAAAGTCTCCAATCATCAGGCATTTTTCATATACTCCCGTGTCTTCATATCTGAAAGCAATTTCATTTGTCTAAGCATATTATCCCTATGGACGTTTATCATGTCTTCAGCTTCAATACGTGTTGTAAAGCCAGACATGTTGTAAGTTACTGCCATAATTGCCACAAATGAAGCTTCTATTGAAGATAAAATCCTTTTAACATCTTCATTCAAATCAGCGTAATTGTCTGAAAAATTATACCTACATCTAAGATTAACTTCGCTTTCTATTTGAGCACACCAAGCGTTTATGTTTGTTTCAGTAAATCCTGTTACATCTACGTTCTCTCCTGCTGCTGCTGTGCATTCTGCCAATGTTGCGAATATTCCAGTATGTCCCATTATTTATTTAATTTTTCCAATATTAAGTTTATGTCATTTAAACGGCTTTCAAATTCTTTCTTCTGAGCTTCTAATGTTGCCCTGTCCTCAATTATAGTCTCCTTTCTATCGTAAGTCACTTTAATTGTATTTGAATCAATTTTCTCAAATTCCATTTTTATATATAATCAACCCAAAGTTTTAAATGTTTCCCTTGAAGTATCCAAGCAGCTCTTATAATTCCCTCAGCAATGTGGCTGTAAGTTCCAAATATCTTTCCTGTGTCTGCGTCATAGATTATCGAGCGTAGTGATTGGTAAACAGACTCATCTTTAAGTAAACGAATCCGTTTCTGTTCCATAAGAAGTTTAAGATTTATATACAAATCTTCCTTTAAAAGCTTTCGTTTCCGCTTATCATCGCGTGTAATTGATTTTCTTGCGTTGTTAAGTCCTATAACTTTTCTGCTTACTTGTGCGTGATTTAGGAGCTGGTCGTAAACTCCCGCTCCTAATCCCGCATCATCAATGTAAATCTTTGAAAAATTGAAACGTGAATCAAGGGAAAGAATGGAATCAACAATATGCGTTAATTTAACTTTTGTCTCAACAATATTGTCGATTTGAACTAATGAATTGCCCTTTTTCGCAAAGACCTCATAAGTTGTCTCATCTCCACCCATTCGAGCTATGTCTACGCCAAGAACATTTACGCTAGCAGAGTAGGTGCTGGAAGAAGTAGAAATCGTTCTGCTAGCGGTCTGACATTGCTTAATCAGACTATCAGGAAAAAACTGCCCTAGTTCCTCTAGGAACTGAGCCTCATATTGCTGAGCAAAGGCATTCTTAGTCATGCGAGCCCTCTCAATCTCAAGCTGCTTTAACATAATGCTTCTGTGCGGTTCAGGTCTCAATTCAGCAACTTCCATGCTGCTGTAATGGAAAGTCTGAAAGCCCATGCTCCTGTCTGTGTAGGCTCTCCAGAAATATCCTTTCATAACCTTTGGAGTTGAAAGTAACCAAATCTGTCCGCCTGTTGTCAAGAGCATAGGAGTTGCCGCTTCCCAAATCATATCATCAATATAAGCCGCCTCATCTCCGACCAAGACATGAATTGTATGTCCCCGAATTCCCACACCTGTTGCTCCGACTGCCTTTGTGATTATTGTGCTTCCGTTGGTAAGTGTGACTTTGTGCCTTGTCGGTTTGTTTTTTCCCCTAGCAATCATCGGCTTGTAGTTGTCGGTCAGGTATAACATGATCTTGGACAAGAGGAGCATTGCCTGGTCCTCAGTTGTAGAAATTATCATGATGTTGTTTCTAGGGTGCTCCACTGCATACTCGCTTGCCTTTATAGCAATAACCTGAGATTTCCCAGTCTGCCGACCATTGCATAAGCAAATATTTCCTTTGGTTTTCAAGACCTCTTTCTGCCACGGGTCAAGTTCAAATCCTAGTTTCATTTCTTTAAAGGGTTTCATTTTCAGGTTTCAAAGAGAGCTTTAGCTCTCTTGTAGAGGTAAGCTATGGAATGGGGGACGGGAAGGAATTATTTAAATTTCTTCAATGTCTCTTGTATTCCTAGCACGATTTCGTTTATGAGTTTCTTCTTTTTCGTTTTCATTTAGGATATGCTCCAGCTGTAAGCAGTGTGTTGCTACGCAGATGTCCTTATTGTTAACGCGTATTGAATAAGGGCAATCATAGCCATATTGTTCTACCAGCTCACACTCTATTAAGTAAGTGTTCTTCCACATATAAAAAGCTTTCTGTGATTCTTCCATAATTTTTTTTGTTCGATATGTAGGGGTATATGTTTATAGAAGCCAAAATCCGCAGCTTAAAAATTGTCGTTAGCTTAAAAAGCTCACTCGTTCGCTTCGCTCACTCGTTCGCTTACCAGCTAAAGCAGCTGGCTCTCCAAAAGCTACTTGCAGTTACTTACGCTTCTTTCTTTTACGCCAATACTTGCGCAGTCCTTTACACATCTTTTTAATCCTCCTCTTTATAATCATAGAGGTCGTCGCTTCGCTCCTCCCGCCCTTCGGGAACGTGGCAGACATCGCACGTAAATGTTTCGGTTGAGAAGTTAGTCCATTAACCGAAACATTTATCGGCTAGTCTGCCTATCTAAGAGTTAAGACCCTTAAAAAGGGTCCTTATATTTCATCTCTATTATATTGTTTTATGCGAGTGAAGCGAGCATGTATCTAGTGTTCTAATGAGGTCTCTTTACGAGACCTTAGTAAGTGGAACTATATAAATGTTTGGGAGTGAGCATAAAACTAGTGCTTTTTGCTCTTGCACTGAATACCGAAATATTGTTTAGTTCTATGCTCCAATACTATCACATCTACAGAGCTATGGCTTCCTGCTGTCCTCACTATTTCATATTTGTCATTTAAGTTGTCTCTAAGTATCTTCATAATCTTATACTCTAACCTACGCCCTGCTTCATAGTTTCTATTCGGCATATCTGTTTATCACTTCCCAAAACTTCTTCTTCTGTTCTGGAGTGGCTTGGTCTAGCCACTCAATCATTTCATAATAAGCCACTGTTCTCACCAAATAATAGCTTACGTTTTAGAGCTGTAAGCTCTGCGTTTATACTTTCTATTCTCATGTCCTGCTCCATTAATAGGTTATCTATGTAATCTAATAGTTGCTGAATTGTTAGTTCTTTAGTTTCTAGTTTTTTCATTTATATCACTCCAAACCTACCCTCTCAAGGAATAAGTCCTCATTGAAACGAGGGTTATCATTTTTTAGCTCATACATTAGCTCTTCAATGAAATTCTCAGTGTCTATCTCTCCGTTTTCAACATTGTTCTTTATGATTTCTTCAAGGAATTTATAATGTCTTTGTTGAAATAAACTCATTTTTTAGCCTCCCATTTCTTAGCTATGTTTTTATTTAATTTAGCTAAGCAACTTTTACACATACAAATTGGGAAGTCATATAAAGGACCTCCACATTTTATGCATTTATAGAGTTTCATTCTTTCACCTCATCTTCTATAAAGAGAATTAAATCCTCTTTTGCTGCTTCGTATAGAGATTTACATACAAAGTAAAAATCTAAAGGGTTCAAACCCTCTTTTTTGCAGTCATCAATTAGCTTTAATCCAAGTTGTGTAAATATCTTTTCTCTTTGTTCTTTTAACGTTTGTTTCATCTCTGCACCTTCCCACAATTTTTACAAACTAGTTCTCCTATTTCAAAGTCCCATTCAAACGCAGAACTTCCACAGGAGCAAGTTGTTTGTTCCCAATTCATTTTAACACCTCACAAGCAAATAGCTCTAAGAACTGCTTGTAAGCAGTATCATTTATATGGGCAATCTTCCCATTTGACAAAAACAATTTTGATTGAATTGTTTTCATTTTAGCACCTAATATAATGTAGGAAGCTCTTATATATAAAGCTTCCTATGGTGGTTTGTCCACTATCCAGTAATCTTCTGTGTCTCAACGACATCTTTGTCATCTATAAATACAGACCAATCTTTATATATTCGTCCAGACTGAGATTTCTTTTCTCCGTTGTAAACTATCTTTATGTTTGCTCCGATTAGTATCTTGCTCATCTTGTCGTTAAGAATCTTTGTTCCGAATAGTGTACGGATTTCTCCGTCTGCTCGTATCTTATATGCTAGGTTCTTCCACTGACCTGTTTGTTCCCTAGCTTCTAAGATACCTGTCAGTTGTTCGCCAGCTTCCTCTGGCTTCCAAATGTCGCTTTCTTCTTTAACTTCTATAAATCCCATTTTCTAAGTCTCCAGCTTATTAGTATATAGTTAAGGTTTATATATAAAGTTTATGTGTATGTGTCTAGTATCTAGTATTATGTTCCACCTATTTGAACTACTGATATGTTTGCATCTTCTATAGTCAAGTTAACAGAGCTACCATTATCATGCCTAACTCTGAAGTCAATGTAATCATTAGCTGCACAGTCTATCAAACCTGATACAGATGAAGAACATCTTTTGTCAGAAGCTACAAAATCTATTTTACATACTAGGTTAGACTGAGCAGATCCGTTCTTGTGGATACACCCTTCAAATTTTACATTGTTAGTATCCACATATCCGTTATATCTTGCTGTTATCTTGTAAATTCCAGCCTTTGTTATAGTAATTTTAGCATTAGTTCCATCAGCAGTACAAGCGTTACTAACTCCATTGCTCATAGTTCCAGATACTTTAGTGTAAGTAGTTCCTGTTGGGATTGATTGAGCTGTAGTATTATCGTTTATATATATCTCTGCGTAGGGTAATCCCGTGCTGTCTCCTACAAAATAGAAATCTCCTGCTGAGTCAAGATTAAGTTTAGTGCTACCATTAATAGCAAACTTTAATCCTGTTTCTCCGTCAAGAGTAATAGTATCATAAGGGTTTTTTATTTCAAGAGTAGTGTCTGTCTTTCTAATGCTACCTGTCTCAGTGTTATTAGAATTTCTAAATGTTAAAGTGTATCCGTTTCTAATCTCTGTTG